TTGCTGTTCCTTGGATGATAATCGTAATAATACTCTTAATTTTAATTTGGTTGAAATAAAATGCTATCAGGTTGGAAACATTATAGGAAAATAACGATTGACAATACAAAGATAGATGCTGACCTAACTTGGTTTCCTATAACTTTATTTTTAGGTAGTTCAGTTGGATTAACTTCTGCTGATGTAACTTCTATTTTTGATGAGGTAGGAGACAATCCTCAAAAGATAGCAATTACTAAAGATGATGGTGAAACCCAGATTTATGCAGAAGTAGAGCAATGGGACGCAGTAAATAAAAAGGCAGTTCTTCATGTTTCTAAAAGTGATTTAACTCTCTCTTCATCTGCTGATACTATTCTCTATTTCTACTATGATGGCTCTCACGCTGATAATACTGATTATATAGGGATAACACCAGGAAGTGCACCTGCTACTAATGTTTGGGATAGTAATTTCAAGATGGTTTTACACTTAAAAGAAACAGGAACAGATATAAGAAAAGATAGCACTGCAAATCATAATGACGGAACTCCTTATAATGGAGTAGCAGGAGCAGATGGAAAGATAGATGGAGCGAATAGTTTTGATGGAAGTGATGACTATATCCGCAGAGCAACTTTTTCAGGAACTCCCCAATCGTATATAACAATAGAGGCGTGGATAAAGACTGCTTCAACTGATGGAGAGTATCTTGTTCAGATTAATAGGAGTTCCAGTAATACTCAAAATGAAGGTGCATTTGTAATAAATCCAGACGGAACTTTAAGCTTTTGGGATTATGGCAGTGGCTATGGTTTTGCATATACCCAAAATTCTACTGGAACTGTTAATAGCAATACTTGGAGATATGTAAGTTTTGTCAAAAATGGAACCAATGGGCAGTATTATATAGATGGAAGTCCTGATGCATCTCCAACTGCTTCTAAAGATGTCGCTTATGGTTCAAACGACTTTGTAGTTGGATCGAACTATAGAGATAGTAATTTTTTTTTCAATGGACTTATTGATGAATTGCGTATTTCAGATATCAATCGTTCTTCTGCCTGGAATAAAGCCTCTTACAATTCTGGAAATGATAGTTTAGTGAGTTGGGGGGAGGAGAAAACAATTGGTGGAAATGCAATCTTCTTTGGAACTAATTTTTAAAACTATGTTCAACCAATGGGAATTTAATAAAGCCGAGTTCAATAAAGAATGGTATGAGAATGAAGAAAGAGGAAAGTTTAAGATTGTTTCCAGTTTTCAATTAAGTGAGTCAGGAAATATGAGAATTAGACCATTAAGAAAAGGAATTAAGTCAATTATTTACGAGATACCAAGTCCAAGAGTAATAAGGCATAAATAATATGTTTGATGAAGCGGTATTTGACAAAAAGCCTTTTAATGGAAATGCCATTTATGGAGAAACGAATAGACAGATGGCAATGGTTTTTACAGGGACAGAGAAGGATAGTGCTATTAGAGCAGAGTCAAGGAATTTAGCAATGGTGTTTACAGGAGTAGAGAAGAATAGTGCTATTTGGAGGGAGAGATTAGGAAAGTTTTCAATGTCAGCATCATTTAAGCCATTTACAATGAGACAGGATACCCTTGCCGAAGGGGTAATAAATATTAAAAAACCACAAAAAGGTCAATTAGAAGTAATAGCAGAATAATATGATTAGAATACAATTAGCCCATCCTGATATAGGAGGCAACCAATCAACATATCTCACTAAACAAGCCAATGCCGGCGATTCAGTTTTGAATGTGGCTGATACAGCAGGTTTTGTTGAAAAGTATTTGATTTTAGTAGGGATTTACGGTTCAGAAAAGACAGAGATAGCCCAGGTTTCATCTACAACTGCTCCAACAACGACTCAGATTACTTTGGAGAATGCTTTAAAGTTCTCTCACAGCACGAATTCCAGGGTGACGATAATGGATTATGACCAGATTGAGGTTTACCGAGCAGATTCACAATATGGAACCTACACATTGATAGACACAATCTCAATTGCGGTTGATGAGGAAAGCACAACTTATCGAGACGAGACAGGAGATTTGGATAAATGGTATAAGATTCGTTATAAAAATTCAATTACGGGAGATGTTTCAACTTATTCATCTCCTTTATCAGCAAGTGGATATACCGAGAATTCAGTCACAATCCTTTTAACAAAAGCAAAAAAGCAATTTAGTAAATATTCTGGCCGCTTAATAGATAGAGATACTTGGATGGGGTGGCTCAATGAAGGTTATCGGATAATGATAAACAGAATTGTAAACTTGGGAAAGGATTATGGAGTGAAAAAGGGAGCAAAAATTCCTTTGAAAGCAGGACAGGAAGAATATGACTTGCCGTCAGATTTTCTAAAACAAAGGAGGTTTTGGATTAGATATTCGAATTCAGGGAATTACAATACATTAGAGAGAATGGATTTCAGTTTATATGACCCGAATAATAAATACCCTCAAACATCTCCTCATTATTTCTTTAGAGGAAAGAAAATAGTAATAAATCCTGTGCCAACAGCAGACGCAGGAGATATTCTACCTTTCTATTACTATCTACCCAATCAGTTGGTTTATGATGCCGATGTTTTAGATGAAAACTATATTCCTACTTCAAAAGCATTCGTTTTAACAAATTACGCCTTGCAGAAAGCATTAGAGATGGATAAAAGGTTCGAGGAAGCAGCTTACTTCGGACAAATGTTTGAAAATCAGATGGATTTGATGATAAAAGAAATGTCGGATAGATATTCAGAAATGCCGGGGCAAATAGGCACAAATCCTATTATGGGAATTGATACAAGTTATCCATTTAATTGATTATGGCAAAAAAGGGAGTAGACCAAAACATTTTAATACCGAGTTTTGATGGAGGGATGCATTTAAGTATGAACCCTTTGCTCTTAAAAGCAAATGAGGCTTCGATTGCTAAGAATGTTGATTTAGACGAGATAGGAACCTTGAAAAAATGCAAAGGATATTCAGTTTTCGGGGATGCTCCAACAACCGATAAGATTTTGGCTTTAGTGGCTTTTTATAAGATTGGAGACACGATTACACGATATCTATTGAGAGATAGTGGAGGGAATATCTATAAATATGATTTTAGCACAAATACTTGGACGGCTATTAGTGGAGCAACAGGACTAGATGCTACTAAGTATCCTACTTGGGTTATTTATCAGAATTTAGCAATTAGATTTAATGGCAAAGACAATCCTAAAAAGTATGACGGCTCAACTTTTGGGGATTTAGGAGGAACTCCGCCAAATGGAGATGTTGCTGCTCTTTACAAGGATAGAATTTATGTAGCAGGAGTTTCGCCAAATTATTCTACTCTTTATTGGTCAGAATTGGCTAATCCCGAAAAGTGGCCTTCTGGCAATAATGCTGATGTAAATAACAATGATGGAGATAGAATTATTGCTTTAGTGCCTCTATTTGATAGTTTGGTGATATTCAAGGAGTATTCAATTTGGGAATGGCAGGTAGATACAAAGAATAACCCAGCGTTTCTAAGATATATTACCAAGGATGTAGGCACAACTTCAGCAAGAAGTGTAAAGAACCTCAATGGAATTGTCTACTTCTTTAATAGAAAAGGAGTTTGGATGTTAGCTCAAAAGTATCCAGAGTTAGTTTCTTTGAAAATAAATAAGTTTATTAAAGCAATTTCAGACCCTTATGATGTAGTGGCATTTACCGAAGGAAATAAGTATTGCTTGTATGTAGGAGATTTAGTAGTAGACGGAAGGGAATATCCAAATACGGTTCTTGTTTACGATACGGTTTATAATCAGTGGACGATTAAATGTCTGGCTCACAAGATGACAACAATTACTTCATTTATTAAAGATGATAATACGGAAGTGATTTACTTTGGCTCTGATAACGGACAAGCGTATCTCTGGAATGATGGATATTCCTTTGCAGGAGTTCCAATAGAGATGGAATACGAGACAAAGATGTTTCAACCAGGAGACCCAAAGTATAGAAAATTATTCAAGACGGTTCTGGTGCGATTAGACGAAAAACCTAATTCCGCTCCTGAGATTTCTTATTCAATAGACCACCGAGATTATATTTCAATGGGATTAGCAGAAAGAGTTTATACAGAGTTGCCAATTGTAGATAGAAATAATTTAGGTTCTGGCAGAGAGGAAGGAAAAGATATACGATTGAGAATTCACGAGGTTTCGGCTCAACAGATGAAACCTATTTACCAGATAGTCATCTATTACACAGAAAGACAAACAGAATTACAAATGAAATAATATGGAATTTGATTGGACAAAATTAAACTTTGATCCTTTACTAAGAAGAAATGATGCTCCGGCAATTGTCACTCAGCCAATTACAGTCAAGGATATGAGATACGGAGGCGAGTTTATCTTTGCTAATTCTAACTTGTCTCCTAAGATTATTAAGCGGAATAATATGAATATTGATGCTCTTTTACATCCTCTATTCTTTGAGATGGCAGATACGGTGCAGATTTCAACAGGATATGATTTGGCAATCAATAGTTATTTCTACGGTGTGTCTTGGGACGGCACAAATTACTATTTAAGGCGATTTAATGCAGTCGATTTAATTAACCCTTTTCAAGATGGATACTCGGTAAATATTCCAACAGCAAAGAATGTCTATGGAGTGGCAATTTCAGATGATAGAGTTTTAGTAGCCTTACAAGAATCGTCAAGCGGAGAAAATCGCCTTTACAAATATAAATGGGATTTAACAGAAGATACTTATTTAACGAATTCAACTCCTATTACAGGAACAATTGCCTGTGATGGAAGTTATGTTTACTGGCTGGATAAAGCTAATAACTATTTGAGAAAATATCAAGTTTCAGATTATAGTTTAGTGGCTTCGATTGCTTGGCCGACAAGCGAACAACCAACGCCAGATGATTTATTAGCATATGACAAAACTTCATTTTGGGCTTACGATTCAACAAATCAAAAGGTCGTTAGATTTGCAGTAAACCCTGATAATACTATCTCTATCGTCTCAAATCAGGATATTAGAGAAGAGATAAAAGGAATTTTCAATTATAAATCATACATTTATTATTGCTATCAATTATCTAATAGGTTGATAGCGGTTCCAGAAGAAATATAAAATTAAATGAAAAATATGACATTAGATGAAATAAAAAACAGATTACTATCAATACAGGCAGGAATAAACAGGGCTCGGCAAATGGCTAACCAATTAGCTAAGAGTAGAGGGAAGACAATTGTTAATCCTCCCAGTGCTCCTAAACCTGTGGTGCCGGTTGGTCATACTTCATCTTCCAGCGCTACTACTTACCAAGTTCCGAAAAGAAATGTAATGCCGAATTTGAATACAAATACTTCTATTGTGGATTATCTAAAGTCATTAGGAAGACCGAGTAGTTTTAGTAGTAGAACTCAATTGGCAAGAAAATATGGGATTTCTAATTATGTAGGGTCAGCAAGTCAGAATATTCAGTTGTTAAACTTATTAAAATCGGTTAATCGGAATAAACCAACAACATCAACATCTCAATCAATTCCAAATACTCAAACAAATCAAGCAAATCAAACAGTTCAAACAAATCAAACAAATCAGACAAATCAAGCAAATCCATCGGTAAATCAGATAAACTCACAAAATCAGCAACAAATTCCTCAACTTAATAATGAAAATACGCAGAATGTAGTTCAAAGTTATATCAACAAATATCTTAAACCAATAGATTATTCTGCTTTGGCACAGCAGGCTAAAACAATAGCAGAGCAAACCTACCAGCCAATAGAAGATAAGTTGAAGGATATAATTACAAATATCAAGAGTGCTTATAAAAAAGCACAAGATGATTTATTAGAGAAGCAAAAGCAAGAGAATGAAGAGTTGAAAGGAGCCTACTCTGTTAGAGGATTGCTACATTCTGGAGTTTATCAGGATGCCTTACATAAATTACAAAAACAACATGTTCAAGAAATTAATGATTTAATTCAGAAAGAAAATCAAGATATTACAAATGCCTCTTATGAGGTAGCATCAAAGAAACCGACAGCTATCAATAATATATTGAGAGTGCTAACTTCTGAATTACAAGAACAAAATAACCGGGCCTCTGTCTTACTTGGAAGCTTGCTTACTAATCAATTAGCAGAAGAAAGAGAAAAGAAGAAAGAAAAGCAAGTAGCAACAACGACTACTGTAACAGACGAAAATGGCAATCAATATCTTGTCTTGTTAGATGCTAATGGAAATGAGATAAAGAGAATTTATATTGGAAAGGCAGAGACAACAACTAAAGCTCCTACTATTAGTGGAACAACAGCTTTTGAGGATACTACTACGGGAAAAACTTATGACTTAGGAACAGTAGAAGGATTAAAAGAGTTTAAGAAAGACCATCCTAATTATACTTATGAAGACTTAGACGCTTGGATGGATAAAAATGTCAAAGGTTTAGATGCAACTACTAGAAGGGATTTGTTAGAAAGAGCAGGATTTGAAAAAGCAACAAAAAGATTTCTAAATGAAGATTACTTTAGAAAATTGTATAACGAAGACCAGTTGAAAACAGCAGCTAAAAATGCAGGATTTAGTGGATTCTTGGGTATAGTAACTCAAAGAGATGTAGACGCATTCTTGAAAGATTTAATGAATAGAGTTCAGCAATATAGAAAAGCCGGATACACAGACAAAGAAATCTTAAAAATGATGACTAAATAATGAAATCTCTTGATTTTCTAAAGCCAGTTTATAACAGGTATAACATTGCTTCAAACGGAGTGAAGGCTCCGGTATCTTTTTCTAATGGAAATAGAAACCAAGTCTTAGATAATTTATGGAGGCTTTTAAAAGAAAGCGTCAGTAAGCAAAGATTAGAGAGAGTTAATAATGCCTCTAAAAGGATAAATAAATACAATCCTCTTTATCAACTCAATAGAGGGGTTTTGAATGTGGGAAAGAAAGCATTAGGAATAGGAGAGCCAGGGGCTGGATATGTAGGGAAAATGATTCCAGAAGTAGAGAATATTACTCGGATATACGAGAATAAAGCCCCAAACAAGCTAAAACAATATATCAATTCGTGGAAGACATCTGTAAATAAACAGAATTGGCAGTTTGGAAAGTATACCCCAGAACAAAGACAATACCTTACTACTCACCCTAATAGGATTAACCCTCTTAAATACTCTATTGCTGTCAGAAACATTCAAGGAGGAACAAATTATTTAGTTAGAAAAGGTGCTATTACTCCACAAGAAGCAAAGTTGTTCCCTGTATCTGAAATAGGAATTAACGCTGTTGGAAGTTTGGAAGATGTTAGTAAATTACCAGCCGATCAACTTACTTCATTAATGAAACAGGAAGCCAGGAATTATTTTAAGAAACAAGGAATAGATGTTGACAGGATAGGAAAAGAAGGGCTCAAGAGAGCGTTTTACCGATTAGCGCATAAACTCCATCCTGATAAGCCTACTGGAAGCGTTAAAGCATTTGAAGAATTAAATAACTACTATAAAATATTAAAGTCTGACACTTCGCAGATACCTAAAAACACAAGATTAGTAAATTGGTTTAAGAATATCTTTGCTCGCAAAGCTCCAGTGGAGGAACGGAAATTATTACCCTATATAGAGCAGGCGAAATTAGCAGAAAGCCCAGAAGATTTGAGGGATATAATTATTAGTCAAGGTAAGGAGGAAGAATTTTCGAATGCCTTAAAAAAGAGTGGAATTAAAAATTTGGGAGAACTTTGGAACAGGGTGAGACCAGAAAAGCCAATTAAAATTGCACCAGAAGCACAAGGGATATCTGAGACGACTTCAAAAGAGAAAGGTATAAAGATACCTAAAGAGGTAGAAAAAGGCAAAATAGAGCCAATTCCTAAAGAATTAGAACCATTAGCAAGAGAGGCAAAGAAATATAAAAATGCAAAAGAGTTTGAAAAAGGATTAGATAAACTAACTGAATTTAAGCCAATCTCTTTTGATGAATGGCTTAAAGAGCGTGGATTGAGAAGAGAAGAAGTAGAGCCAAACTATGGCGAAGCTATCGGTGGCTTATTATCATCTACGGCAAGGCAATCTGCTAAAAATAGAACTGCATGGAGAAAATTATTGCAGTTTCAAAGGTTAAAAGATCAATATAATTTGGATTTAGAAACAAGAAAGGCATTTAGAGAAGTTTCTCCTGAAGTAGGTCATGCATTGGATTTATTGTATATGAAATACAAGAGTAATCCTGAAGATTTCTACAACCAAGTAGTAAAGCAACTTAAGCCAGAAATAAAAGAAGTAGCAGGGAAAGAAATTAAAGGTGTTTGGAAGTCAATAGAAGGATATCCTCAAAAAGGACAATATGTAAAAACTGAATGGCGAGGTAAAACTTATGAAGGAACCATTACTGGAGAAAAACCAGTTAGGTTTAGAACTGGTTTTATTGCTCGTGAAATTAAAACTCCTGAAGGAACTAAAAAATGGATGCCTTGGACTTCAAGTGCGAAGTATTATGTAAAAGAAGTTAAGCCAGTAGTAAAGCCAGAGACAAGGCCAATTTCTAATCTAGAGCAGAAAGCAAAAGAAACAAAGCCCGTTAATTTCATTCTAAAAGGGAAACCGAAAACCCATAAGCTAACTATTGCTGAAAAATTAAGATTGAATGGAGAAGAACCTGTTACTCCCGAGCAGATTAAGCAAGCTCATGTATTGGCTAAAGAGAAGGCAATGATTTCGGAAAATGGAAAAGTAAAACCGCAATATAGAAGATTGGCAAAAGCAATGACAGGCAAAAGTTCTATAAAACTGATGACTAAAGAAGAAGCTAGCCGTTTTATTGATGCTCTTAAAAGAATATCAGAACCGTATTATAAAAATGGTAGATTAGTGCCTCCTTCAATTCCAAAAACTAAAAGAATAGTTCCTAAAGGGTTCTTTGAAAATCTAAAATTCAGGGAGCCAACTGCTATAAAGTATTTTACTCCTCAAACTTATTATTCGCAGTTATTAGGAGTAAAGCCAATAGTGAAGCCCTTAGAGTTAGCCAAGCAAAGATTTGATGTAGAATATGCCAAGATGTCTAATGAAGTCGATAAGATGGTTGTATTGATAAATAAGGTAGGGAAGACTACTGCTAAAGAGAGAATGAGAGTAAAAATCAAGAATACTCCTACTAAAGCAGTGGCAGAAATGAGAGATTTGCTAAATAAATACGAGGAACCTCCTGCTAATCTATCTCCTGAGAAGAAAGAGATATTTAATTGGTTTAGAAATCTGAATAGAAATATGTTGAGAGCTGAGAATGAAGTCAGGGCTAAGTTAGGCTTAGAACCTATTAAATATCATAAGGCTTATGTAAGACATGTTGCTGATAGCATGGCTCAAGAAATGCTTATGGGGAGATATCCATTTCCAGAAGGATTAAAGTATTGGGCTCAAAGAGTAGTAGGCAAAAAGATATACAATCCAATGGCATTTCAGAGAAGATTAGCTGATGGTTTAGAGAAACTATGGACAAAAGATTTAGCTCATGCTACTAAATCAATGATATGGACTGCTTTGAAGGAAATTCATTTATCACAACCTTTAAGGTTTTTCAATGAAGTATTAGGAACAGTTTCGAAAGATAAAGCTGTTTATAAAAACTTGAGCCCTGATGAAAGAAAAGTTTACGAGCAGACACAAGTAATTCCTGCTTCTACTAAAAGATGGCTTATTAGCTATGTAAACGAGGTTATTAAAGGACAGCCAACTAATCTTGATGAAGAAGTAAACGGTATTGTAACTAAAACAGGTTTAAGAGGATTATTTAATAAGGTTTTAGCTCCGTTTGGAAGAACGGTAGGAAGAACACCTGTTACTGATGTGTTTCAATTGGGAGGTAGAGTAATGATACATGGAGTGATGGGGCCATGGAGACCAAAAGCATTGATAAGGAATAAGTTTCAGATAGTTCAAAATCTTGCCTTGTATAACACAAAGGCTGTTCTAAAAAGTTTTCTGCCAGCATCTGTTGATAGGAACTTAGAGACATTGATGAGTAAAAGTTTGTTCTTGAAAACATATAGTGGTATTGAGGAATTGCCTAAAAGCATTCAAGGTAAATTAGAAAAGTTGAACCTTGCTGCTTATCAGTGGACAGCGGTTTCCGATGTAGAACAAGCAATGAAAGCCGCTTATTGGGATACGCTTGATTTGATTACTAATCCTAAATACAAGAAATATGGATGGGCTGACCCAGCACGAACATATACAGAGCCAAAAGGATTTCTTTACCCAAGTGAGAAGGAGAAACTTCTTAGAGAGATGGAATTCGGAGCTGATGCTACTCAGTATCACTACATTAGTATGGGGATGCCACAGATATTCAGATATAAATCGCTTATTCCTTTCACTCGATTACAGAGTTGGTGGATGAACTACTTCTTTAAGTTTAATAGAGAAGCAATTTATAGGGCATTCAAAGGAGAAACTTCTTATGGAATGAAGTTGCCTTGGTCGAGAAGAATTGGCTGGTTTAGGTATCTTATTTTAGGCGGATTGATATTGAATACATTAGGATATGAGAGGTCTTATCTATTTGGCGCCGCTCCAANTGACTTACCGCCTACCGCTCAATTGATGNTAGGAATTTATACCTACTTGAATACTCTTCCTCATCTAGATGAAGATTGGGCAAAGAGAAAGAACACGGAGGCTAAACATCAAATATATCGTGCCTTGAAGACATTTATTCCAGGTTATCTGTCTTGGAGAGATTTTTATGACCTCTGGACAGGAAAGAAACCATTAAGCGAATACTTCTTTTATAAAAAACATAGGAAGGTAAATACAAGGTCGACTTTACCAAAACTTCCATCTTTATCTACACTTCCATCTTTACCAAGTTTACCTAAGTTAGAACAATGACAAACGATTATCTACAATTAGGAACAGTTGGAATCTTGTTTGCCCTTGCTATAAAGGAGTTCTTTGCTTATTTGAAAACCAGAAATAATAATGGGAAATCATCGCAATACGAAAAAGATATAGCGGAGATTAAAAAACAATTATCTAATCATGTTCAGCATCTTCGAGAAGACATTGATAATTTGAAGGTAGATATGAAGATAATGAAAAATGATATCAATGATATTAAGATAGCTATAAATAAAGGTAAGTAGTTTATTCACTGAAGGACTTGATTTTTAAAAATAAAGGTATTAAAATTATATTAACGGGTTAGATTAAAGCCCGATAAAAACTATGGCAGAAGTAAAAATAAAATATGCCTCACTCGCTGAAAGAGTATTCCTTAGGTTTCTAAGGGTATTCGTCATTGGTGGGTTGAGTGCTGTGATTACTATTCCAATAACAGGCTATACCTGGAAGGATTTGCAAACCTGGATAGTTGCTTTGGTTGCTGCATTTATTTCTGGCGGACTTGCCGCTCTGGATAAGGCTTTAAGAGGTTAATCTTAAACATATGTCTGCCCTTACAAGGCGGATAGTATTGGCTGCGATAATATTTCTTGTGTTCTTGATGATACCTAAGCGGATATCTGGTAGCACTATCCGCCCTGTTCGTAGTACGCAAGTTCATATTGTCCAAGAAGATAGTTTGCAGTTATGGATTGATAAACTGGCTAAGGCAGAGAGATGTCCTGCTAAAGGTATCATAGACAGCAATCATAAAATGTCTTATGGCTGTCTATGCTTCCAGAAAGAAACCTTTATCAGGCAAACTCGATTATACCTTATGCCTCACGCAACAAATGAAGAAATACTTAGTAAAATTGGTAATTGTCAGTTTCAGAAGAAACTTGCTTACGAGATGATAAAGGCTCGTCCATCTAACACAAAACACTGGTATCTGTCGGTAAAGAAAATAGGAAATTATAAGGCAAGTAAAAAGAATTAAAGCTGAAAAGTTATCCACATTTTATCCACCCTTTGNCTTGAAAAAANTNAAAAAAGNGATTAAAATATATTTGAAACTATGAGAATAATAAAGCTAAGACTCACGACTAAAAACAAAGCGGGGTTCTCTACTTGGTCGTGGGCGCCCCGCTTTTTGTTTAGAAAATTAAAAATATAAAAATATGTCTAAATTGATAATTAAAAATAGGTATGGAGTTATTCCCGATAAAATACTAAATGACAAAAATCTTTCATTGAAGGCAAAAGGGATGTTTGGTTATTTACAATCAAAACCAGACGGCTGGAGATTTTCGGTTGAGAGAATAACATCACAAATGAAGGAAGGAAGAGATTCTATTAGGAGAACACTCCAAGAATTAGAAAAAGCTGGCTACCTTCAAAGAAAACTTGTTTACGATAATCAAAAAAAGAAGTTTAATGGATATGACTACATTTTAAGCGATAAACCAATCCTCCCAAAAACCAATCCTACTGAAAACCAGTCAACTGGTTTCTCGGAGGACATTAGTAAGAAAGATGATAGTAAAATAGATATAGTAAAAAAGAATAATAATATAGCAACGCAAAGCGTTGCAGGAAAAGAAATAAACGATTTAATAGAACTGTTTAAAGATGTTAATCCTTCCTATAAGCGGTTGTTCTCAAATAAAACACAGCGGGAGGCAATAAAGCGAATGCTAAAGCAATATGGCCGGGAGAAATTAGAAAGAATGATAAAAGGGCTCAAGAGGATATTTGGTCAACCTTATGCTCCTACGATAACTACTCCTTACCAGTTAGAATTAAAGATGGGAGATTATGCAAACTATATTATTAAAAAGTCGAAAGAGAAAATTCCTTTTATAGATTTCAGCAAGGTCGAACTAAAAAAACAAAATTATAATACATTATAAAATTATGGGGTATCAAATTAAAATGCGAAGTGGCGAGGAGATTGAAATAAGTGAAAGCGATTACGAGAAAATATCACGCTATTTAGGACAATTAAAATTATTCAAATTAGAAAGTGGAGAAATAGTAAATGCTGTAGATATTTCAATGATTAAACCATACACAGGTCAAGGTAGAGTTTCAACAGAGTTTCGAATAGAGGCTCCAAGGGAAAGAGAAAAGAAAATGAAAGTGCCGGGAGGTTGGCAAACTCTTAGCAAGAGGGAGTTAATGAAAAATATGTTTAATAGAATGAAGCGGAGCGGTTGTTTTGAGGGGTATCAATCTTACGAGGAGTGGGAGGAAGCAAAATATAGTGCTAAATCCTAAAAGAAAGAGAAAATTCTAATCCACAGGTTATCCACATTTAGGACTTGACTTTTCTGAAAAGGGATATATAATGAAAGTAGATAATTAAGAATGAACTTTGAAAATTAAACAAGCTCGAGAGTTGGTCGCCTCGAGATAATAAAAAATAAAAAATATGAAAAGCTTATTTGAAGACATTAAAAGTCTCGCCAGTAAAAATCAGAAAGAGATAGAAGATTATATAGTAAAGTTAATCCTTACTCAATCTGATTTTGGAGCAATGCAGGAAGTAATGAATGAGAAAGCTCACGGATTGATTAGTGATGAAGAGTGGGCGAGAGATTTAGCAATGTATGAAGGTTTAATTGAAAAGCGATTAGAAAAAGACGAAGAACCTTCTGATTTTGCTGGGTAAGTAAGGGCTTCATTCAGGGTAGGATTATGAGGAAGCTCTTAGTCCTACCCTGAATAGTCGGTTGCCTCTAAACATAACTAAAAATAAAAAAATGGAAAAAGAAAATATAAAATATGTTATAGAGGATAAATGGGATGCTGTTTATTTGAAAGACAAACCATTTATGCCTTTTGGTTCAATGGTAAATGCTTATGGCTTAATAAATCAAGGGACGGGAGAATCGTTAGATAAGTTTTTAAGTGATATGGATACAATTTGGGCTCGTTCTCTGAAAATGGTTGCCGAATTAAGCAATAAACTAAAATCGGAAAGGAAGAAAGCAACCTCAGAAGTAGATTTGCCAACAGAAAATAGATAATATGAAAATAAAAGAATTATTTGATAGGTATGTAAATCAAGAGAATCACGAAAGGCAGATTGGACGCTACTGGGCCTCGGATATCTACCAGATTAAAAAAGGGTATCTGAGGCCTGGCAACTTCTTTGAAAAGAAAAAGGTAGACGAGAAAGGAGTAAGAATGATACTAGTAGGCGAAGCAATGGAGAGCCAGTTACAGAAGATATTTGAGTTTAATAAAGTGAAATCTGGATATCAGAATAAGTATGAAATAAAGATAAAAGATGATATTGTCTTAGTAGTTAAACCTGATTTTGAATTTGATAATTTTGTGATAGAAACGAAGTTCCCTTTCTCGCCGGTAGTAGACGAAATTCCAGAAAGATATCTCTACCAGTTAGAAGCAGAATACAGAGCAACTAATAAAGATGTTTACTTGGGAGTGTTGGAGATACCTTTTAAGTTGCGGTTAATTAAGTATAAGCCTCTGTGGGCTAGATGGGAAGAAATAAAAGACATTCTAATTAAGTTTGATGAGGACTTACGAAAAATAAACTCTAAAAAATAATAAAGAATATGTTTACTAAAACAAAAGAAGAATTACAAAAAGAATATGGAGTAAAGGATAGGTCGGATTGGCTAAATTTGAAACAAGGTTCAAACAAGGTTAGAATAGTTAGTGATTTTGTTGACTTTGGGGTTCATTCAGTGAGGGAAGGAGGAAAGTATAAATCAGTTATTTGTGTTGGTAAAGATAATGGCTGTCCTTATTGTGCTAAGGGATTAAAGCCAAGAGTTCAATTCTTGGGCTGGGTTATTGATAGAAAAGATGGCAAGGTAAAATTATTAAAGATTGGTTGGACTATTGCTGAAAAGATTAGAGCTTTACAAGAAAGTGAAGATTATGGCTTCGAGCACTTGCCAGGTTATGATATTGATATTGTAAGGAGGGGAGAAGGATTAGATACTGAATATGATGTTATTCCTGCCAGAAAGGATACAGAATTAACAGAGCAAGAAAGAGAAGAAGTTATGAAGAAAGTGAAGAACCCGCAAGAAATTATTGACGCTATGAAGAATAAAGTTTTAGCCGAATTAAGTTTAGATAAAGAAACACCGGCAAAAGAAACGAAAAAAGATACTTCTTTTGATAATTCTTCAACAGGAGTAGAAGTTAATGTAGATGATATTCCCTTTTAATGGTATTATATAATTATGTCTAAAAAGGACCTTATTTCATTAAGGGATAGTGATTTTTACAAAGGGCTTATAGAAGAGATAGAAGCCGTTGTCACAACAAGAATGACGAATAGTAGAATGGAGGTTTTAGCTGGTAAATGGGAAGTTGGAAAAGCAATAGCAGATGCAAGAGGAGATTTTGAAAGATTTGGCTATGGAGAAAATGCGATAGGATTGTTGTCGAAAGATTTGGGTATGTCTGCTTCTGGATTGTATAAATGTCTTCAGTTTTATGATAAATATCCTGGTAAGAAGTTTGATGATGTTGTAATGTCTCTTCCGGAAGGGAATAATATATCTTGGTATAAGATGACTCAGAAATACCTACCGGGAAGTAATAGAAATGAAAGGAAAGATTTGTATCATTATATTAGTGTAAGGGTTAATGATGAGGAGAAAACTATTGCCATTAAAGAGAAGTATAGGGACTATAAAATTGAGTATTACTAAAATGAAAGTTGAAATTAAAAAACCTTTATACGAAACTAAAGATGGAGTAGTAGTAGGTATATACTCCCGTCGAGTTGATGAGGCTATTAGAAAAAAGGAGCCATTAGTGATAAAATGTAAAGGGTTAGTTAGAACTTACAAGCCAGAATGGATTGAGAAACATTGTTTAACAATTAAAAAGGTATTCTTGATACCAGATGAGCCAATGAGGTTATATAAAGTGTTCATTCCTAAAAAGAAAGAAAGTGAAGAAGGCGAATTAAAAAGGTTAAGTAAATTAGGAGTGTTTGAATAAAAATTATGAATCATTTTGTTAAAAATCATAAACTCTTTGTCAGGAAAGTAATTGTCTTAATAGGNTATTTTGCTTTGGCTTATATAGTTTATTTTCTCTCGTCTCCTAAATAAAACAACTATGAAAAAAGAAAAACCAAATTGGCTATGTAGAATTGGCCTTCATAAATGGAAGTTTATTAAGAATGAAAAAAGATATGTTGCAGGAGACCTTTGTAAAATAAATGATAAAGGGTAATATGAAGATGCTGTAGTTGGAATCGTTAATGGTAAATTGTTTCGTTGTGAGAGATGTGGTAAAGAAAAGTGGATAATGAGTTAACTAAAAACAATTATGAAAAAAGAAAGATTAGAAAAAATAGCTAAAGAGTTTACGAAGGACATGCGTAATTAGAAAGAAGTAAAAAAAACTAATTACCCGAAAATATAAAGTTGATGGAAAAGAGAGTTTAGATTATGATAAACTATCATTTCTATTGGCGTGTTTGATAGATAGAATAACTAAAAACAAATAATTAAAATAACAAAACTATGTTTCATTTATTCAAACCTCGAATACATCCCGTTAGTGGAGTATTACCAGATGATAGACCACCAGAGGAAAAGCAAAAGGACTTTCTAACCGAGGAAGTTCTAACAGCTCCTTCTCCTTTAAATTGGACTGATTGGGATATCTGGCGCAAGAAAGATGATAATGTTAGAATGCTTCACGATATCCAGGTTAATAATCAGAAATCGGTGGGGAGTTGCGCTTCAGAGGCAAGCTCCTTGGTTTTAGCAATTAACAACTATTTAGAGGATGGCAGGTTTATAAAAATGTCAGCACGGGCTATTTATGCCAGGAGGAGAAATAAACCTAAAAGAGGAATGTATGCTGATGATGTAGGAAAGATTGTTACTACTTGGGGGACGGTTCCAGAATCCTTATTCCCTTCTCCTCATACCAGTGAGGAAGCAATGAGTAATCTAAATGGCTGGATATCGATGTTTACGGCTTTAGGTAGGATTTTGAAAGCCAAGAATTACCTTTGGCTTTACCAGACAAAAGATATAGATACCTTTGCTCAAATCTTAAACTTAAACAAACCTCTTTTTCTAACAGTTATCTTTGGAGATGGTGAATTTGATAAAACAGTTCCAGTAGTAAAAGCGGTTCCAATTAAATACGGGCACGCAATTACGGGCTTACCTGGCGCCTACTTCCTTTATCAAGGAAAGAGAGCAATCTTAATTCAAAATAGTTGGAGTGATAAGTTGTTCTATAGCGGGAGGCAAATCCTAACAGAGGATTGGTTTCTAAAAGGCAGGGTAATGGTAGGTATGTGGTTTGAAGACCTAAATAACTTGGCTGTCTTTAATCAGGAAAGTAAAAAGCTTCCCCACTATCAATGGACCCGAGATTTATATGTTGGTAAAAGAGGAGCAGATGTAGCAATGCTCCAGACAGTTCTTTCTATGATAAAAGATGATAATGGCTATTTATTCCCGTTATGGAAAGGACAGGCCCCTAGTGGCTGGTATGGCGGTATCACCCGCTCTGCTGTAAGAAGGTTTCAAATAAAATACAATATAACTCCTACTCTTGGATACTTTGGACCGAAAACTCGAGCAAAGTTAAATGAGATGTGTAAATAATGATTAGCTGGAAGAAATCTCTTAAAGCAATTTTGTATTTAATAGTTAGCCTAACTGGAGTTGATAATAAAAGGGCTAAAGCAATAGTAAAAGTTGGAATGGAAATGATAAATGAAGGAGTGGTTAAATTACTTCTTTACAAGGAAAGAAAAGAAACAATAAGATTCTGCCAGAAACTTTATAAAGAGAAACAAGATGCAAACCTTAAAAATGTAATTGATTATCTAAAAAATAAATAGTATGCCAAGTGGAGTTTATGTTAGAACTAAGAAAATGAGAGAGAATATGAGCAAGGCTAAAATGGGGCATAAAGTTTCTTTAGAAACTCGAAGAAAGATAAGTGAAGCAAGAAAAGGGAAGCATCTTTCTGTGAAAACCCGACAACTATTAAGTAAAATAAAAATGGGACACGAAGTTTCTGAAAAGACCAGAGAAAAGATAAGTAATACCCTTACAGGAAGTAATGTTCTCCGAGGAGTTAAAGCTCAAGGAACTAAAAAAAGAAAAGTAAAAACAGGAAACTGGTGGAGTCATATGACCAGATTATTAGACAGATTATGTATGGATGTTGTAGACCCTGAAAAACATGCTAAAGATAGCAAAAAAGACCGAGAAATAATTTACGAGTATTTATCAAAATTATTAAAGCAGAAGAAATGAGATTTAAAATTAGCAGGTAAAAGCGAAACTTGATTTTTGAAACCTGGGCTGTTGGCTGGGCGTTCTCGGACTTCAGCCCAGATTTGAGAAATTAAGTTATTTCAAAATACAGCACCTTTACAAGTTAATATCGATAGTATATATCTCTGGTTTGAATACGCCAGAGCAAGGAGGTGATAGATATGGTTGAAAAGAATAAGTTTGAAAGAACGCCCAAGGAGTTATTAAAAGAAAGCAAGGAGTTAGTAGCAAGATGGAGAAGAATACTACGATTAACAGATTGGATAGTTATAATAAAGATATCTTCTTTACCCGATGATGATGTAGCAGCGATAACCCCTGATTTCGTTTACAAGAGAGCAACGGTATATATAGACCCCATCTGGACAAAATACGAGACAATAGGAGGCACTAATTTAGAGCACGCAATAATCCATGAAATGCTTCACATAAGATTAGGTGAAACAAAGTTTCTTGCTAATTTATTTTTAACACACGATAAGAAATTAACTAACGAGAGAGAAGAGTTATTACGGATAGTAGAGGAAAGAACAGTAGAAATAATGGCTAGGGTAATTCAGGCTTTGATAGGAGGTGATTGATATGGG